GGTTTCGCTCGCTGGCGATTGTTCGTCAGGCATGGATTACCTCAAAAAAAACGCCGCTCGGTGGCGGCGCGTCAACGAAAGATTCCGCGTCTTGGTCGGTCGCGGTCCTCTCGCTCCTTCCTCGCAATGGCGGCGTCCGTCTGCGTAGACTGCCAGCGGAACATCAGCCGTTGCATGGCCTTCATCTGCTCGTGAACCGCTAGGGCCTGCTCGGGTTCCGACGCTTCCCGGAACTCACGCAGCAAGGCGCCTTCGACCGATTCCCATGCAGCCTTGAATTCGTCCGATTCGAGAAACACCCGCACCAGGCGGGCGTGTTCGATGATTTCTTCGGGTGTCATGCGGCAAGCAACAACATGATCGAATCTTCCTCGTCTTGTAGGCGCTCCAGTACCCTCTGAGCGACCGTCTCTAGTGCCTGCGCCAGCCACGCGTCGTCATGCTCTATGCGACGCTTGATCTGCTGTACGGTCTCCCGTACCTCGGCGACCGTCTTGACCGGCTGCGGCGCCTTTCTGGCCCGTTTTCTGGCCCGTTTCCGGGGCGGTTTCGGTCCTTCTACAACCTCTGCCGTAACCGGAGGCGCCCGATCCAGCAATTCCGCTTCGAGAAGCGCAGGTAGGTCACGCTCATTGACCTCATAGACCCGCTCGCGGATAACGACCCGGCGGCGCTCGCCTTTCGTGGCCCGGCCCGCCGGACCAGGATATGCAGTGGTAACAGGCGTCGAGCTTGCAAACGCCGCTGTATCACTGCCCGTCTCCGTCGCGTCCAGCGCGCCAGTGACCAGCACAACGCCGGACACCGCTGCGGAGTCATTAGCGGCCTCAGTAGCGGCCAGCGCACCGGATACAGGCGCAACCCCGGCAAACGTCGCCGTATCGCTGCCACTTTCCGTCGCGGCGAGTGAGCCAGTGGAAATAACCGCTAGGCTGCCCTCGATAGCAGCAATGTCGCTGCCCGATTCCGTCGCATCCAGCGATCCCTGAACCAGCACGACGGCAGCAATAACCGCCGTGTCGCTTCCTGCTTCGGTCGCATCAAGCGTCCCGGAGACAAGCGCTAGACCCGTTATAGCCGCCGCATCAGCACCGCTCTCTGTAGCCGCTAACGTCCCTTGCGCTAGCGTTGCACCGACAATCTCTGCGGTATCAGAGCCGCTCTCAGTAGCAGCCAGAGAACCAGTCGCCACGTTGACCGTGACGCCTTCAATCGCCGCTGCATCGCTGCCCGACTCGGTAGCGGCTAGCGTTCCCTGCGCTAAGACACTGCCCGCAATGACGGCTGCGTCGTCGCCCGTTTCAGTCGCCGCCAGCGTGCCACTGACCAGCGCGACACCAATGAGCGCAGCTACGTCACTGCCGCTTTCCGTCGCGGCCAGCGATCCTTCGACTAGAACATCGCCGACTAGCGCGGCGGTATCCGACCCACTCTCGGTAGCAGCCAGCGTGCCGGTAGAACCACTCGCCGCCGCCGGAATCGCAAACGTCTGCGCACGCCATTCCTCGGACGCGGCCAGCAGGAACGTAGACGGGTTGTAGCTCGACGCCTCCAACCATCTGTACGCCACACCGACCATGCACGACGACGTGCCGGTCGCCGATTTAGTCTGACTGATCGGTGCCGCCTCGACCGGCCACCAGTAAGTAGTGTTGTCGTCGTCGTCGCTGGCGAAGTACGTCAGCCAGAGGTACTTGCCGCTCGTTCCGGGGTTGCAGTTCGGACCATCCGGCGCTTTGCTCGATCCGGTTGCCGCCGTGCCTTTCGTGATCGTCGTGACATCGGTCACGCCGTGCTGCGCGGCGGGGATACGGATCGTGACGACAGCGATATCGTTCGCCTCGCCCGTGATCGTCAGCGTGTCGCTGCCTGCGGCGATCTTCGCCCAGCAGGCACCCTGCACAGCGGTGCCATTCGCACCGTTATCAATAAGTGACCAGTCGCCACCAGCCGACCAGGAGACGCTCGTGTCGTTCGCCGCGAACGCCATGAGCAGATCGCCTGCCGCGACACCGCTCGGCAGGTTGATCGACAGTCCACCGGCACTCGTCGTGCCGACTGTTGTTGCGCTGCTGGCTACGCGCGGGCCAGTCCACTCGTCCTGGACACCGCTCGGACCGGCGACCGTCGATGGCGTGGCGTTGACAGCGGAAAACGATCCGGCAATCTCGTCCGACAGATCGGTGTGCGCTTCGAGCTTCGCATAGGCAACCAAGTCCGCCGTACGAACGGGCGCGAACTGCTGCATTTCGCGCGCAAGCTCTTCATGCGTCAGAGCGGCGGTCCAGCACTTGTAATGCGTGACCGCGCGGCCGGCTGCGCTGCCGTCGCCGTCGTAGCCGAGCAGGGCTTCGACTTGGAAAGCAGCCGAATACGTAGTCGATCGACTGAGCACCACCCCTCGATCGAGTACATGGCCGGTCTGCGTGGTCGCAGAGCGCGTCATCGCCATGCAGTGCCACGTCGCGTCCTGCCATGCGTCGCTGGCGCTATCGACAGCGGAGTCGTAGGTGCCAACGCGCAAAAGGTTGGGCGCGCGCAGTTCTAGCCAGTCATCGACCGAGAAATCGGTGCTGTAGAAATCGAACGCCTCCGTCGACCCCACGCTATCGTCGTCGAAGCGGAACCACGCAACGACCGTGTACGGCGTCCCGGTGAACGCGGGCGTGCGTTGCAAGCGACCGACGGTTGGCGCGGATGCTCCAGCCTCGAAACGAACTGCCATGCGCTACCTCACGGCCATGAGATAGCCGGTGCCGGCTGCGGCGCGAACTGCCATGTCAGATCACCGCGTCAGGCGAGTCACTGGAAGGTGATCGTCAGTGTCGGCCCGCAGCAGGCGACCGTAGCTCTTGCGGGTGAACTTCACGCGTGCGTAATCGTGCCGGTGGTCAGCGTCACCGTCTGGCCGGTCGTGATAGACACCGAGTCCAAGTTGATATCTGCACCGCTCGTGCCGACGGTCAGGCCCGTGATTACCGCCGTACCGTCGCCGTTCTTGATCTGCGCTGCGGCGGCCGTGCCGTCATTGTTCGCCGACGAGTCTGTCAGGTCCGGGTCCATGTCGAACGTCAGAACGCCGTTCGTCACGGTGCCGCATGGGTCCGGCAGATCGAACACCGCAAGCACGCTCGCCATGCCGGCCGTGCCGATCTCGATAGTCGACGTGCCGGCCCCGGCGTCGATCTGCGCAACAACAGCTTCCATGCGCGCCGTTTTGCACGCGGTCGAGTAAGTAACAGCCATGTCTAGCCCTCTACAGTTTCAACACCCAAAGCACGACCGGACGAATCACGCACGATCCGCTTTGGCCTCGTCATTTGCTGCGCCAGAACAGCCAACAACTGAATCTGCTGCTGCTGCAACGTAATCAGCGTCGTAATGCCATCCATGATTGCCTGCGCGGCGTCTACCATCTCGCCGTCCAACTCGCCGGCAATCGGCTCGGAGAAATCCATCTCCCCGACGATGGGCTGGTTAGTGTCCACGCTTCACCTTCGCGCCGCCCATGTTCGACTGCCGCTGCGTGTACGCATTCATCCGCGCGATCTGCAACTGCGTCTGCCGCTGCATCTCCGACTTTTCGCGCTCTAGTTGCGCGTCCAACTCGGCTTTGTATCGCTGGATTTCGGCCTGCAATTGCGCCTTGAACTGCTCGGCCTGCATCTCGGCTTGCAAACGCTGCTGCTCGATCTGGAATTGGCGCTGATCGTCCGAGGCTTGCGCCTGCATCTCGATCTGCTTGACCTGCATCTGAGCCTGCGCCTTGATCTTCTCCGCTTCGATCTGCGGATTCGGCGGAGGCGGCTGCGGCGGTTGCTTGCTCGGGTCGGTCCAGAATTCCTCGGGCGAGCGAAAGCCCATTGCCTGCGTTAAGCGGGATGCTGTGTTGTAGAGGTTTTCCGGCTTGACCATGCCCACCGGCAGCAACTGCATCTGCATCGCCATCAACTGCTGTAGCTGCTGCGTCTGCATCTCTTTCGAGCCAGCGCCCAAAGCGACTTGCACGCTCAGATTCGACCGGCGCACCCACTCCCGAGGGTCAATCGGCACCCACTCGTTACTGAGCCGGACTTTCTCGGCCTTCGTCGCGTTCTTAAGCGTGATCTGGTGCAGCAGCAGGAACAGGTCGCGCACGCCATCGGAGAGCGACCGCGCAACCGCTTCGATCCGGCTTTGCGCCTGGGTAATCAGTTGCGAGACACCCGAGGCGGTTTTGTTCAACGCCTGCGAGTCCAGCATCGCCCCGCCTTGAAAGTACGGGTTGATGCCGGAAGCGTCCTGCTTCCATGCGTCGACGTACTGGATTCCGGACAGCGCTGTTTTGCCAACGTCCGGAGTAACCAGCGGCACCGTTGCGGTTGCCGGGTCGCCCTGCACCCGAACGATCCCTCCGGGCCGCGACACGAGCATGTCGTCCAGATTCACCCGGTTGACATCAACCGCCGTCCGGGGTTGCACCGCAAGGTACTGGCTGTCCAACATCCCACGAAGGAGAGCCGTCTTGATCGCCGTAATCTCGGCCAGCAAGTCGAAAAACGACAGCCCGTGGTGCCGGTGCCCGAACAAGATCGGCGAGAAGGCGGCGAAAGGAACACAGTCCGCTTCGTCGTTGTGCAGAACCTTCTTATTCGCAATGCAGACCTTGCGCAGTTCCGCGATCCCGTCCCGGTCGATGTCGACCCGCAGGTAGCATTCGCGGTACAGCACGCGGCGCATGGACGGGTCGGCGTCGATCGCCTCGCTGTGTTCGTCCTCGTACCGATTCCGGGCTTCTTCCTCTGCGCTGTCGATCCAATCGTCGGCGCTGAAATCGTCGTCGGCGATGTCGTAACCCATCTCCCGCAACTCGGAGAGCGTCACCATCCGGCGATGCTCGACGAACGCGGCATCCTGCACCGAACCCGTCCTAACCGTCTTGTGGACTAGCAATTCCTCAGGCGGAACGGCGGCGTACTTCGCCATTTCCTCGGCGTAGCGACGCTTTACCTTTACGTCGTGCAGCGTCGGCGCAGGCAAGGGAACCGGCCCGGCGATCGGGTCCATGTACATCCCACTGCCCGCAGGATCGGGATAGGCGCTGTGTTCGACGACCTCAATATCGGGATCGTTTACCAGCATCCCGATTTCGTCGTCCGACTTGCCGTAATAGGTTTCGGTCTGGATGTCCTCGCTCGAATCCCACCAGACCTTTGCGTAGCCCGTACCAAGCAGCAAAGCGTCCTGCACGATGACGCAAAAGTGCTGGAATGCGTCGTTTCGTTCCAGAGCCAGCCAGTTGATGTATTCCGTCTCCAACTTGGCCTGCTTTTCATCTTCCGGGCCGCGAGCATCGAACCGAACCAGTTCATCGCCGCCGAGGAACACCCGCAGCAATTGCGGCATGGCCCACAGCACCGTATCGCGCAAGTCCGTTGCGACCACTTGCGAGCGGCCTTCGCGCTCGTCCCCGTAGGGTTCGCCCAGGAATCGCGCAATCGCCTCGGCACGCTTCTCCGATAGCTCGCCGTCGCCATACCCATACGACTCCCCTTCTCGCGCTTCGATCAGCGCCAGAAGTTCGTCGTCAGTCATGCGAGCCATTAAATGATTCCTCGGTTGTCGTACTTGATCGGCTTCCACTGCGTTGCGAAGCCGACCCGTGCAAACGTCAAGTTCCACGCATCAGCCCGGTTCGGGCTAGATACGCCGCGCTTCTTCATCTCGTCTTTCCCCTCGACCTTGATCTTTCCATTCGAGAGGATTTGGTACTTCGGCGTGGTCAACTCGCCAATCAGCGCATCGTCATCGGCGAGCTTGCAATCCCTGCGCTCTAGCCATTCCTTGCTGAGAAACCACAGTTCGTCCCGCAGCCGACCGTACCGCTCATCAGCAGATGCAGACTCCGCCACGTTGACACCGACCACCGGCAATCCGATTTCCTTGCCTCGATCCACTACACCCGCGCCGATCCCGATTACGTCGACCATGATCGCGTCGGGCTTCTCTCGGGCGCTGTCGTATTCGATCTTGAGCAGGCCGACCGTCTGCATCAGGTCTTTGCCGAACCATTCCCGCGTCGGCTCTAGCTGCATGTTCCCGGCGCGCTTGGCTAACGCCGTCGAGTCATCCCCGAAGCGGGCAACGTCCAAACCCCACCGTATTTCCGCCCCAGGCGTCCGAGCGACGTTCCTTTCCTGCGCAGCGATGCACAGCGACAGAGGAATCACCCCGTCGGCAGCGGTTACGAAATTACCTTTGACCCGTACCTGATAGATCGGGCTGTCTACACCGTACTTGGCGCGCATGTCGTCGATGTACTGACGACTGACCATCGGCGATTCCTCGCCATCCCAATGCAGCGCCGCCCACCGATCGCGCATCTTGTGATGCGAGTCGTAGAAGTAGCCTTCTTCCCGCGTCGGGTTCGCCGCCATGACGACGAATGCACCGTCCGTCGATAGCGCGCCCTCGGCAACCCGAAAGACGACTTCCGGCACGCCAGAAGCCTCGTCGATCAGGAACAGGATGTTTTCGCTGTGAAAGCCTTGCAGCGCCTCGGGATTCTCCGGGCGGCTCGTTCTCGCAACCGCAAACGACTCTTGCGGATGCGTGAGCATCGAATACCGCTCCGAGCCCCACCCGAACTCTGCCGCCAACTCCGGCACGCGCTCTTTCATCGCCCGGTGCCACTTGGCAATCTCTGCCCACAGGATGTCGGACAGTTGATGCCCCGTAGGGGCCGTACACGGCACCTTGCAGGGGAAGTAGCACGCCATGAACCACAGCACGCACCAAGCCATGAACGCAGACTTGCCCGTACCGTGGCCCGAGCGGATCGACACCCTGCGGCGCGACACGATCGCCCGACTGGCTTCCCACTGCTGATCGGTCGGCTTTGCCCCTAAGACTTCCTCGGCAAAGAGCGCCGGCCCACCTTCACGCCACCGGAGGATTGTCTGTTGCGCTGGCGCTAATGCTGCCGAGGACATCTGCAAGTGTGTGCTTGTGTGCTAGTTCGCCGCTCAATGAAACCGCCTGCGCCGGCTTGCCCTCTAGCCGGTCGCCGAGTTCCTTAAGCGCCGTCATGTCGCCTTCCAGCGCCTTGTCGATCAGCGCATTGGCGCACGCTTCGAGCGCATCTTTCCTGTCCAGTGCCGATCGTGCGGACAGTGCCCGCTCTACCGCAGCCGTCCAGACTTTCGCCTTTGCCGCGTTCTGATTTCCGAGGGGTGCAGCCATTGTCTTAATCTAAGTGCCTGTTATTTGGGCACA